GTAACGGTTGTTGCGGCGAAAGCTGCTGCTCCACCACATGCTGAAACTTTAAGTGAATTACCTAATGCTCCTGCATATCTCGCACCATAATTACCAACAGAGGCTACACCTGTGTTGTAATTTGCACGATAATGTGTCAAATTCTTTATTAATAAAGATTGTCCACTTGTTGTTGTCGCATTAACCATACTGGTCGTTGCGATTCTAACTACTTTTAAGTCAATCCCGTAATCCAGAAAATTAGCAGCTGGGTAAAAATGCTCAGCCATTATATCTGTATTATCGGGTTCCCCGAATGAATCTACTAAACCTTTACCTGAACTTACTGTAGTAACATCTTCCGCTGGTCCCCAACGAAAGTGTCCACAATATGCTCCAGTAGAGCTAGAGACAGCAGGAATAACATTAGTAGCATCGATTTCTTGAACCTGTACGCCAGGCGAAACTTGAAATGCCATTTAATTATCTCCTAATTTAATTTTTTATAGCTATAAAAAATGTATTATTAAATGAATAAGAAGAAACCCCTCTTATTCAACTAGTATTTATAATTTAGTAAATGTCTACATCTCCAACAACGGTCCATATATCTCCACCTTCCGAATAGGAGTGTGTTGTCGGACTGCCGTCATCAATGATACCAAAAGGAACCATGTCATCTTCTGCCATTTGTTCTCTTTCAGCGTACAACATTTTCTTAAGTTCTAAGTCTGTTAGACTTTGAAAATATGGTGTTGTCACAAACCACGAAAACATTACTAAATTCATGACTAAATCGTCATGATTACCACCATCAGCTTCGTAAGACTGACCTTTACCAACGAATGTGACTAATTCATTGATCGTAAACTTATCTATTACTTGTAACTTGTTTTCTTCCATTAACTCTTTTAAAGTAGAACAACCAATCTGTTTAACTTTTCGAGTCATTGTAACTCCAATACCTGTAGATTTTACACTAGAAGTTGTGAATACATTTGCGTATTCTAAATCATAGTACAAGCTATTCACTACAATTTGACCTTGGTCATTATTTTCAACAACTACAAGAGCTTCGTTATATAACTTTGCGTATCTTTCTATAATATCTGGAAACAGTAAAGGAGATATCATATTATCTCTATATATCCCTACTTGTTTGAATGGTTTTTCAGATACATCTATAACTGAAAATGTAGAATAGTCTTGTCCTCGACCTCTAGCCACATCTACTGTCATGACATATATATGTTCTTTTATTGGTTGTTGATACAAGTGAACATTCTCTTTTGTCCATAATGCGTCTTGACCTTGTAATCCAAGTAAACAGTTAGCACTAATTAAAGTGTTTCCTGTACCTAAGAATGAATTACCGAATTCTTGTTCGAACTGTAATTCTGAAGTGTTTGCTATTGTTTGAGCTTTCCATTTTTCATCTCTACCTGGTACATCAAACCAATTAATAGTATATGGTTGATACTCATTCTTTTCAGCTAAAGCTCCTTCGTAAAGTTTATGGTACATGTTTCCAATACCATTTGCTGTAGATGTAATGATAACTTTTGATTTGCCACCTGATGTAACAACAGGATATGTAGATGTATAGAATTGTTCGGCATTATCTACGAACGCGAACTCATCAAGATATAATAGATTAACTGATAGACCACGAATTGAGTTTGCACCAGTAGCTGAAGCTATGATTCTACTATCATTTTCGAATTCAATCGAACCCTTATTTAGTACCTTAGTTCCTGGTTGTAAAAAGAAAGGTACATGTTCTAACATAGTTGTTATACGAGCTAACATCTCTCTTGCTGTCGAACCTTTGTTAGCTAGAATGGCGATTGTTTGTTCTGGTTGAAATAGAAGATACCAAACTAAGTAGGCACAAGTTGTAATCGACTTACCAGACTGTCTACATGCTAAAACAATACTGAATCGACTTTCGTCAAAGTGTGTGATTAGATCATCTTGATATCCACGAAGTTTGAATGGCACTAATCCGTCATCTAGTGAAATGATTTTTATGTAGTTTTCAATAAAGTGTGTTGGATTTTCCATACACTTCTTGTATTCTAGTATTTCTTCTTCTGTCCATTGAGCGGCTACACCAGCTCGTTTGACATTGATATTACCTAGGTAACCTTCATTCTTGTGCATTTTGTTTTAATAACTTCTGTAATTCGGCAGATGAACCAACAAAAAGATTGTTTTGTACTTTATCTGGTTGTGTGTCATCTTTATCTAATTGTTTCATCTTTGCTTGTAAGTCTATCAATTTTTCTGTAGTTTCACTTACTGTTTTGATTAATTGTCCTGCTACTTCATATACTCTAGGGTGTTCAGATTCCTTTGCAATGTCTAATATACCCTCTATAGCGTCTTGTCCGCGCTCTACAAGACCATAAAAGATTTCTCTGGAGTACTTATAGTCATTACCTTTGTCTTGATCGTTAGATGCTATAGTAGGAAGATTTTTCTCTGCTTGTACGATTTCTCCTTGAATATCAAGAAGCTCGTCTAATTTTTGATCGACTTTACTCATAATATGTATTTATAACTATTTAGGATCGCTTGATTTATCGTCTGAATATGTTGTAGTAGGTTGTTCAAACCAGGTTGTTGTTTCGTTGTATGTGATATTATCATCTGCTTCTGCGTCAGCTGGTATTGGTTCAACTATTTGATCGACTACTTTACCTGCTGATTCTGTATCTGATACTTTACCACCACCAGCTTCTATGTAAGTTCTGACATTAGCTTTTCTAATCATTTCAGAAGATTTAATAGGTCCGTATATGTAGTTTCTCATAACAAATTCTAAATCATATCTTAGAACTTGTCTTGTTTCAAAATCACCTTCATATTCGTCTGTTTGTGTAACACTACTTAAAACTATTGGTACATCTCTTTTGTCACTCATACCAGGTACGGTATGAATTGTTACTGTATAATCAGGTGTGAAATATGGTAATATTTGTTCAATTATTTGTAATCCATCATCAGTATTTTTAACAAGAATACTTAAACTGAAACCTAGATTGTATGGAGCAGGAGCATACTGTTGTTGCATCTTCTGTGGATTAGTTGTATCAGGTTTTCTTAGTTGTGTTTTTTTAGTCAACTTTCTTGAAGCATCATACTCAATAGAAGTCAACTCGAATCCCATTCTTGGTAAACTGATAGCTGTTCTTGTTGTACTAAAGTTTGTTTGTTGAAGTTTTGCTATCCATTTTGATCTAGGTCCATAAGCTAACGGAACTTTCATTAGTTTACCGCTATCTCTTTTGATTGTCAAGTTATTGAATAGTGTACCAAAAACTGATACACTTCTTTTAATAGTTTCGTGATAAAAATGTTCATCTAACATTATGTAGCATCTCCGAATGGATTACCTTCTGAAAAATCTATAATACCGTCCGCATCAGTTTCAAGGTCTAAGTTAAATGCACCTGCATCTGTAGATAGTTCTAATGCACTTCCAACTGTATTAATCGTTCTTCTTGAAGCTAGACTATCTTCTACTGATAAGTAACCAGCTTGGTCAAATCCTGTACCACTTTCTAGTATTAGTCTGTCTACAGTTGTAGTTTCTAATACTAACGCGTCTGTACCTGTAGTTCCGTCTGTAACATAACTTGGTATAGTCAATGTAGCTGTTCCGTCTTCAAAGTCAATGTAATATCCTTCTTGTCCTGTTCCACTCAAAGCTATTAGATCACCATCTAAAGTATCTTCAGCTATGATACGACCTGTTGTTGTATCTGTGAGAACGAATGATTGATAATTTCCTGTTGTATCAGTTGTTTGAATCTTACTGATATATAGTTTGTTTGTTGTTTCACTCCAAGACACCACTTCACCAGTTATTACTACTGTATCAGTAACAAGTTGTGAAACTGTTTCACCAACAATAAAGTCTCTTACTGTAGATGTATCTGCTAATGTCAATTCGATACCTGCTGCTTGAGCTAAATCTAAATCAGTATCAAGCGCACCAACACCTGTATTAAAGTCTTCACCACTGTACTCAAACAAGTCGCAAGTCATTTTGAATGTAAATAATTTACCCATTTGATAAAATGGATTTTCGTGTTCTACGAATTTAATTTCGAACACACTTTTTGACAATGGGAAATAGATTAAGTCACCTTCGTTCGGTCTTAATCCTGTAGCTAAGTTTGCATCAAGTGAGATAAATCTTTCCCAACTTCTTTTTGATATTACAAAGGTTGCCGTATCTCTAACTTCTACACCGAACTTAGAATATAAATCTCCTTCACCTTCGAAACCTTCGACTCCATCTAAATACATTTCAACTTCGTATGCATCATCAAAACTAGAATCTGCAGCATCACCTAATATAGTATCTTCGTTTACTATTGATCGTGGTAGATAGAAACAGTTGTGACCATACATGCGTAGAGATTCTACGATTAGGTCTTCGACTAAATTTTGTTCAGTCTGTACTGCGTGACTGAAAAATACATTTGTTGCCATGATTAGGCTATCCTATCATATCGTTTATAGGTAACTCATAACCTAGACGAAGTTCTTCTTCTAGTTTTGTAATTTCTTCTCGCGCATCATCTACTAGTTGTCTGCCGTTCAAAGTAATTCCACCTGGTAATTGAATTCCGTCAAATTTAATTAGGTTTTGTCCCCATTGCATTTTAAGTTTTGCTGTTGTATATCTTTTTAACCAAACATCATTATAGATATCTGTAAAGGTTGTTGGGTCTTGTTTTCTGATACATTCGATAACTAGATATTCACCTGCAGCTACATTGCCACCCCAATCCATATCTATATAGAGACGGTTTCCGTGTTTACTGTGTCTCATGAATGGTTTACCGACTAACATCTGGTCTAACATACCTAAATGTTGTTGTACCATTTCGTAATGTAAAACAGAAGTTGAGTTTAAATCATATAAATCGTGTAGTCTTAACTGATATCTTAAATCAAACATATTAGAAGTACTACTGCTAATATCTAATACTCTAACAACTGACATTATTGATTCAGGTAATTCTATATAATTATTACCTTCTAACCAATTAGTAGCACCATTATCTGAACCACCTTGAGTTGATGAAGTTAAAGTTGAGTTTGTTTTTTGATTATCTATTTCAGCTTGTGTTATAAGATGTTTTAAATATGTTCTTATCGTGCCATCATAATGATATTCTGTAAAGAATTGTAGTGAATCATCAATAACATCATCTGCTTGATCATCATCAACATTGATTTCAACAACAGGAAACCCTAATTGTCTCTTACAATATTGAATAAGTGTCGCTTTGCTATTTGGTACTGCCATTTATAAATTCCTCTTTATACTATTTATATCAAATAGAAAGTTAGAGTCTGTATTCTTTTGCTGCAGCTTCTTGAATTCTGTCTAATTTGTCGGTAAGTTTTTGAATTGCATCAAGTAATCTAGTCATATCTTCATGCAATTCTCTTTTTGAAACATAGTCTCTTGCTATTTCTTCTCTTGTCTTATTGAGAAGTATATCTTGTCTTCTAATTTCATCATGTGTACTTCTAACCCACCAAGCAAGAGGCATGATAACTAGTGTAAGTATAACATTCCATAAAAGATGTGACATTTCATATTCCATATTATCCTTCTATGAATTATCTGTGATATACTGTTTTCCAACTGTAATTGCTGTAGTATAACTTGTTTTGTCGTCAGCTGAACCCGCTACATCTGGGTCTGTGTAAGCCAAGATAAGTTCAAGGTGGTCAACATTGCGTTGTACCATCTCGTTTATTTCTGCTTGTGTCAGGCCTGTTACATCATGT